ATTGATTGTGTCCTTCTATATCAAGTAATAATGAAAAATTGTCAGGTTGAGTTAGCTCCCTTGACGCTTCATGAATGAGATATTTCCGTTTCTTATCTGATGGTGTCATTAATTGTTCATCAAAATAGGCTAAAGCCTTCTTCATCTTTGTTGCCACCAAACTCAGAGCATGCTTATTTTCCAGTCCTGCATTTCCGAATAAACGTGCAGCGATCTTCTGTTCCCTTTCTTTCTCTATAAGTCTGGCTGCATCTCGCATACTTTCCGGGGTCTCTTTGCGATTGGTCCTGATGATCTTCTTCGGTTTCGGTACCAATTTTCTATCCTTGAAGAAATCGGGTAATTTATGATCTTCTTTCTCAATCACTTGTAGTAATTCCTTTCGACTATCTCCAGGTCCGAATGAGATGTCGGGTTTCAACGCCCCTTTGTCTTTCGCGAATTCAAGTGGATCGTCCGTGAGCGTATTATCCATGCAATCAAATAGTCTAATCTCATCCCACCATGATAGAGTGAGAGATTCGATCAGCCCGTATTGTTTACGTGAACAGTAAGATTCGAGCAATTTGACTTTGTCAGGAGGCCCTATTATATTTGGCATCATATTATGCTTCTTCCGGTAAGCTAGCAGGAATAAAGATTTTGCTAGCCTAACTAGATTCTTCACAGCTGGTTTGTTTATCTTACGTTTTGTAAATGTCCTTTGAAGGTACTTGGCAACACCTGCACGGCCATCTACTTCTGCATAAAATACGAACTTATGGAGTGCAGACAATTCTTGTCTATGAGTCCTTGTCACATTTAGAGCAGCTGATATCATTTTGCACAGATATGATTCTTTGGGCATTTCGAAGTTTACTCCCGTCAGTAGAGCTGGAATCAGTCCAAAATCGTATTTTACCTTCGAGATATTTTGATCAAGCTCGTATAGCTCATAAGCAGCTTCCATGATTGGTTTCCAGTTCATCGCGTACTTGTCATCATAGTCAGACATATTTAACAGGAAGCCTTCCATTCCTTTCATATATTCGACTTGCTCATTATGATTTCCCTCGGTTTCTGTAAATTCTATGAGGATTGAGAAAAATTCTTTTGCCCAGATATATTCACTGCAGTTCTTTATAACATCAATATTATTCAGAGTATCCGCCATGGTGAAAAGGTAGTCGAGGTATGCCATGGGCCCACAGAAAATCGTCGGCACTGCTGAGTGATAGATGGTAAAATGCCCACCGCAGGCCAA